CATTATTTTGTTATGCCGTCAAAGCATAGCCAGCTAGTATTTACGTCTTTTACAACTACAATAGTTCCGTTGCCCACACCATCACCATAGACAGCAAGAGTACAAGGTTTATAATCCTGTGTCAGACCTTTCATAAACATTTGTTTTTCAATCTTTATCTTAGGTAATTTGAATATGTGTTTCCATGGTGTTACGTTTCCGTTTTTACAACTGCCACGCAATTCAATAGAGCCGTTATTGTTAATTTTGTACTGAACTGGTTTATAATCGTTGCTGAAATCTATCCAACCATTTAAGTATGTTGCATCAATCCAGACATTCGTCCATTCTGTCCATCTACCGTTTTCTAAAATTCTGGTGTGTGTTGTAGTTGAATTGAATGGCGTATATTGTTGAATGCAATAATTAGAATCTGTGCTGTGAGTAATCACATTCACATAGCCGTAGTTATTAGTTCCGGATGGATTGCTTTGAACGCCAAAGGCATGGTACCCACCTGCTGTTTTTAAATTGTTGAGATTGCCATTGTACTTCAGTGATTTACCATCCTTTGATGTCAGCGCAAATTCCTGGATTGGCTTTCCATTAGACATAATGCCATCTTCAACGTTTAAACTGCTATGGAATGCGACTGGTAGAAGCGATTCAAAGTGTCCATCTAACTCCGGGAACCCTCCAACAGCTGCACGATTGTCACCCCAGGCCCAGAGCACTCTTGATGAACGAACGAGCAGCACTGAGTCTACTATGTCGCTCAATCTATCCTGAATAACTAGTCGCACGTTATATGCTTTAGATAGCTCATAGAATGCGCCACAGTCGATTTGTCGATTAACCCTTTCTGTACTCTCATTCGTGAGATTAACTGCATCAATCCATCTGTTTGTCTTCTTAGCTGAGTACTGGATTTTAAGAGTATACGGATTTCGATTAATTCCATCAATTACTAATGGACTTACATTGGCAGCAACTGTCGCAATAATAGTCTTATTGGTTCCGTTTCCTGTTCTGTTAGCCAGAAACGCGATAATCTTAGGCGCATAGTAATCCCATACTTTAATCGTCTTCGATTTAGTGGCCGTTCTTCCGCGTGAATCAGTGACTTTAGCCGTAACTTCTAAATTACCAGCTTTATTAGCAGGAAAATCTCCTGTTGCAGCTCTTACTACTAAATTATCTACTGTTAACTCAGTCGATACGATAGTTGAGCCGTGAGAGCCTGCTGCATTGCTTGCTTCAACTCTCATTACAGATTTATCTTTAACAAAATTACCTGCAGGAATGAATTCTGCTAATTGTGCAGTTCTCTCAGAAATTGTTACATCTTCAAGTGTAGGAACGATAGAAGCAGGAACCTTGATTGGAATTCCTCGTTTATAGACATCATTTCCAATTTGGTCATTGCCTCTAAATGTACGTACACGGACATCTAACTCTCCAGTATCGCTATTAGTAATTCGATTAGCATAATCGATTGGGACTGTGAATTTAACACTCGTATCGTGACCGGTTCCTAAATCAACTAAATCGCTCCCGTTAACACTCCACAAAACTTGGTGCCTAAACTCATCTACTTTCTTGTCGATAGTAATTGTAATAGGTTGTCCTAATTCCGTTTCTGTGACAGATTTGATTCCGCTCGATCTAGGAATGTTTGATAGGTTAACAGTTCCGCTAAACCAGTTAATATTTCCCTGGTCTGCTACGTTTGTCAATCGAGCCCAAATAGTTATACTTTTAGTTCCGCCTTCATTGTGCGGAATCGTCATGGTACCACTTCCGAATGTTACCCAATCTCGATTTCTTAAGTCAAAGCTAACGTATTTACTTAAGACATACTGTCCGTTAATTTCAACTTCTGCTAATGAATCGTTATTTAAATCGTAAACCCACGTTGTGTTCTTTTCTAACCACAACTGCCACGATATTGTAGAGGTGTTCGTCGTGATATCTCTGCCTGTCTCGTTAACTTCAAGAACTAGACGGACATATCCGCTAGATGTTGTTTTAGATATCTTAACCATTTACAGCACCTCCTACATAAGATATAACAGTGAATTCATTGTTATATCGTTCGAAAATATGATTGGCAATCGTGACACTGTTCCAGAATGTCGCGCTGACGATGTTCATTTGCTGACCAGACACATACGCCACTACTCGACCAGAATCGATAAATTCCATACGCTCGTTATTGAATCGAGCTTGCAATTTCTCACCGTTCTTACCAATTAACAAACCGTCTTCGGAGATATTGAAATATGTTGAGATTGCATTAAGAAGAACGCTGGATTGCTCCATGTTAAGCTCTACAGCTTTGGTTCTCTGTCCAAGTCCCTTAATCTCTTCTGCAGTCTCTTGAATTTTCTTGTAAGATTCTTCTAGATTGCTGAATCGCCCAGTTAAATCTCTGAATGTGTCTTCTGTTACTTGAGATTTGTTGATAATCTCCATAACCTCGGCAAACTGATTAGCATGTTCCCGGTTGCGTTCTTCAAATTCTTTCTGTAGGCGTTCCAGTTCTTTGTCGTCTTTCTTTAATACAGGTTCCCATTTACCATTTGTGTAAATCTTAGGGATATCTTTACCAGGTGTGCTTGTATCCGTCCACAAGTCTCCAACGCTTGGATTTGACGGAGGTGTTGGGCCTATCGATTTATTTACAATAAAATCTTTAATCACAATCGAGCTGCTCGCAGCAACTTGATTCCCTTCAATAGCTTCACAAGTAAATGTTGCTTCTCTATCAACATCGTTCATAGTAATCGATAATTCATTACTACCGTTTGAATGTTGTTCATTCCATGCTGCATCGTCTGTTCCATACTTGCTCTCACGTTTCCAACGATATGTGAAACGATTATTCATTGGAATGTCCATCTTGCTAACACTAGCAATTAATTTAGTAGAGATATTACTATTTTGGAACACCACTCCATCGGTCGACTGGATTGTCATCACAAATGGAACGCTTGTAAAATCAAAAAGACGTTCTTTCACTAATGTGCTTAAACGCTGGACTCTATCAGAGATTGTGTCTGGATTTTCAATTATATTAGTAATAGTTATTTTTCCATTATGCCTATTAGATAATTGAATTCTTATTTTGGAGACTCTAGCCTCTAATTGCAACGCTGGCTGATATTCGTTATCGATTATAGTAACGCTATCCCCAATGCTCAATTCTTCTGGTAAGTAGTCAATGTCGATTTCATACGTAACCTCTGGATAAGCACGTTTTTTTAATTGCTTTAGTGTCTCGTTAAATAAGGCTTGTTGAGTTTTAGCTGTACTTTCATACGTGGCTGTAATGTATCCACCATCTCTTGCTGCACTAGGATGTCTTGTCCAACGCTCCCCTTCTTGAAGATCATGCAATGTATCTTCACTAACCCAGTAACGGCCATCGTTGTATTTAAAACCTACTAGAGATACTCCATCGCCATATCCTCGCAATGCAGTAGCTAGATTCTCAATACTTTCTTTCTTAGTAATCTTACTGATGTTAGTTCCATACTCTAATCTAACTTTATTATCCTTACCGATTCTTTTATAGAAATTCACTAATTTACGATGGATTTTGCCATGTACAAACTCATAACTATAATCCATTTCTGCATCAAATGCTTTAGCAAGTCGTCTTAATCGTTTGGTTGCAGTCTCAAATCCTTCAGTTTTAATTGTACGTTTGTTTGTAGCTGGGATTTCATTAGTACCAATTTCCCAACCTGAATCATAAGTTGAAGCCTCAAAATATTCTGTAATAGTTTTAGGCTTATCATCGATTAACGGCCATACGGTTTCTCCAAGTAAGTCCATTCCAGCATCTTCACAATAGAATGTCTTGCTGTTGCTGTCCTGCTCGATTGATACAATCTCAAATCCTCGAATTTTCTTGCCATCAGATACAAAAAGATAGCATCCAATAACGATTTTCTCTAAATCTGGATTGCCATCTTTGTCGATTGTAAATTCATAAGTTCCAATTCCGGTATCGATATCCTTTTCGAACCAATCATCATAAGCTATCAGTCCGCCAGATAAGTCAAAACTTACCTGGCACAAAGTAGCATATTTTCTAGTTGTAATTGTTATCATATCCATCGCTCCTTAAACGTAGCTTCTACTACTGGAATCTTATTTTCATCACCAAGAATGGCAACTTCTGTAAGTCCAGGTTGGATAGAGAACACTTGACTTGCTGCATTGATGTACTTACGTTCACCATTGATAGTAAGCTTGTTCTCAGCACTATCAAACACTACTACATCATTAGTGTTGATGACTGTTGGTCCATTCTCATAACCGTACTGAACTACTTTTCCATTAGGATGCGTGAAAGATATCATCTTGTATGTTTTGCCTGCAGTAAACTTATATAGTGGGTAAACATTAGTCGTACCTTCATTGTTGAAGATAAGCTTATTTGATTCTCTCTTTGCAGTTTTCTCAGTTTTTGAAATTGCAAAAGGATTGTAGCAATGTATTTCGAATGCACCTTGAGCATATCTGAATGTGATTAAATTAAAATCACTGGTTCCGGATACGACACCCTCATAATAAACATCAGGTTGATATCCAAACTCAAATTTGCTAATGCCAGGCACTAGCAACGCTCTTTGAATCGCGATTTTACTTTTCTCGATACGATCACCAAGAATTGTGAATTGAACCTTTATAATTCTTTTACCGAATCTACGACGAACGAACCGTTCTCCATCGACTAGAGCGTACTTTCGAGAGGTAGCACTCATTTCTGGAGTGAATCCAAAATCAATGTTGTTGATGATCATTAAGTTTCCAAGCTCTTGCCCATTCACTTTTAAACTAAACATTAGCGCTCTCCTCTCTTTCTACGTTCTCGTCTATCTAATCTGTTTTGCTCGTCTGTAATGTATGGAGTGATTTGTTTCCCAACAACTTTTCCATCTAATTCAACTGTTGTATGCAATTCAATTTTTTGATTTGAATCTTCTGAATCATAGCGATAGTTATCTGGATCCCATGAACTCATTTGAGAAGCTTGCTGTCTTGTTAGCTCAACTCCTCCAACTGTAGCCACATTACCGTTGAAATCTAGTTCGCTGTAGAACTCGTTATTCAAGTACTTATCGACGATGTTATTAACCTCTTCCGCAATACCTTTAACTGTATCTTGGACATCACTAAAACCGTCTTTCAATCCAGAACCGAATCCATCCATAATGGCATTACCTGCAGGGATTAATAACTTTCTATCGTACTCGATTGGACCTTTGTGGTCTCGAATCCAGTTCGCAATTCCTCCAACGAAGTCTGTAACAGCTCCCCAAGCAGCTTTTAATCCACCGAGAAAGCCATCCATGATAGCTTGTCCAGCTCCTGCCAAGTCGATGTTCCATAATCCGTCAAAGATTCCAGTAATTCCAGAAACTAAAGTGGAAACAGCATTCGACATTGCGTCCCAAGCGGCTTGCGCTCCAGTCACTAATCCATCGATAATCCCTTGAACTCCAGAAACTAATCCGTTCCAACCTGCAATAGCTGCACCAGAAATAGCGTCCCATAGACCGCTTAAGAATGCAGCCATACCATTGAATGTAGCTTGAACACCTCCAACGATTGCGCTGACTGCTCCAGAGAATATTGAAGTAATTCCGTTCCACATCATTGAAATTCCGTTCGAGATTCCATCCCAAATAGCACCTAAGTCCGTTCCTAATTGCCCAAAATTAAGTGTCACTAAATCAATGATGATTAAGATTGCTCCAAGGAATACGGATTTGATAACTTCCCATGCTCCAGTAAAGTATGCAACATATCCATCAAACATTTGAGAAATTCCTGAACTCATACCGCTCCATAGTCCTGTGAATGCATCGATAAATGGTTGAACAACTGCCATAATTGCGCCTGTGATAGCACTCCAAATGGCTGTTGCCACACCGACAATACCTTCCCAAATAGCTGTTGCTGTTTGTGCAATATTATTCCAAGTATCAATCAAGAAACTTGAAACAGAAGTCCATGTGCTAGATAGGAATTCTGTAAATCCTTTCCAAATAGCTTTTCCTGTTTCTGTTTGAGTAAAAAACCAGGTTAATGCAGCTACTACAGCAGTAATTCCTACAATCCAGGCTGTAAATGGATTTGCGACAACAACCGCTTTAAATGCAACCATTCCAGCTTTAGCAGCCGTTAAACCAGTTTTGAATCCATCAATTGCACTCTTAACAGTATTTACAACTTTTAAAGCGACAAAGCCTGCTGCTAATCCTGCTAACACTGCTGTTAAAGAATCGACTGCTGCAGGAGTTTGGTTAATCCAATCTACAAACTGCTTAATCCAGTCAGTTACTGTGCTAATAGCACCAGTAATGCCTTCGAATGCTGTTCCTAACTCTCCTACATCTCCACTTATTCCAAGAATGCCTTTTAATTTGTCTATAAAGCCTCCGAACAAATCGCCAATACCACCTACTGCACTCTTAATGTTTTGGAATGCTGTAGAAAGGTTATTGATAATCGTTTGTGTAGTAGATTCACCGAAAATAGCTGTTAATCCTTCTTTGATGGCGAATCCTAGCACTTCTGGAATGGCTTTAACCGCATTTTTTAGCAGTGGAATGAAGTTTCCAAAAACAAACGTTTGAACGGTTTCTTTTAAGGCCTCTAACGATGGTGTTAAATCCTCTCCAAGGGCCATATTTCCAAGCACGTTTTGTGCTGCAGCCTTCATGGATGCAAATGAACCGGTGAATGTAGTAGATGCTTCTTTTGCGGTTGTTCCGGTAATGTCTAAGTTTTCTTGAATCGCGTGGATTGCTTGATAGACATCAGACAAGTTATTGATATCGTATTTAACTCCAGTGAGTTTCTGAGCGTCAGTAAGAAGACGTTGCATTTCTTCTTTAGTACCACCGTATCCGAGCTTTAAATTGTCCAACATGGTGTAGTTCTGCTTAGCAAAACCTTGATATGCGAATTGGATGCTTTCCATCGATGTACCCATCTTGTTAGCATTATCTGACATATCAATCATTGCCATGTTTGCTATCTCTGCAGCCTTCCCAGTGTCTCCACCGAGTGACTGCAATAGACTTGCACTAAATCCTGTTACAGATTCCATATACGCGTTAGCAGACAAACCGGATGTTCTATACGCTTCTTTAGCGTATCCTTTAACGATATCGGCACTGCCTTTGAATAATGTCTCAATACCACCGAGCGATTGCTGGAGTGCTGCACCCTCGTTTAATGAAGAAGCTAAGGTATCCTTAAGAACTTTCCCAATACCGATTGCAGCAATCATCTTGGTTACTGTACCAGCAAAGCTTTTCATAAAACCTTGCCCAGCTCTATCTCCGGCGCCGACTACTTCTGTTCCCATAGCCTTTTCAATCATTCCTTTGATTCCGTCAGCCGATGGGATTATCTGAACATAAGCAGTACCTAATTCTGTTGCCATTAAGTTTCCTCCTTCCCTAATAATCTATTTCTTTCTCTTAAGAACTCCTCGCCCGAACTAAATGTCTGAGTATCTGACTCTGATTTGCGCTCATCTATACCTAGTAATTTTTCTAGAATCGATTGAGGTACATTAGTACCTTTTGAACCGTCTTTCGTCTTCTGCCATGCTAGTATGCTTAATCTATCCACAGCACAAGCTAGTAACGACTCTTCTAACGTGATTCTATTTCCAGACATGATCATCTTAATTCTTG